CGCCCGCGCGGCAACAACCGCGCCAACATATCGGCGTAATCCGCCGCCGATAGCGGATCAAACATAGACGACGGTCCCCAATACAGGGAACGAATCGGCGCCGATCGCGACGTCGGCCGGCGGCGCCCCGTCGATCTCGGTCAGCACGTGCGACACCTCGCCGGGCGCCGCGTCGATCGCGCCTATGATTTGGGACACTTTGAGAGATCCGCCGGGTTGTCCGCGCTGCAAAAACAGCGCCTTGACGCTGCCTTCGACGGACGCGCGGATCGCCGGTGTGTCGGGTGTAAGATCTGTGATCTCGAGATCGACCGGCTGTCCGGCCAACAAACGGACGTCGATCCGTCCGTCGGGTTGCGCGTCCGGCCCGGTGATCGGCTTCGAGATCGGCACTGGCGCCGCGGCGTCTTCGAAATTGTTGGCCAGCGTGCCGGCGATATAGTCTAGCGCCGTTTGGACCTGTCCGGGCGACGGCAGCGCGTTGGCCGGATCTCCGTCGCCTGGCTCCACCAAAAAACGCACCGTCACGGCGCCGATAAACGGCTCTCCGCCGCTAACGTAGACGCTCCGCACGTTGGCGACGGCCTCCCGCGTCCATTGGCGGAAATCTGCGTCGCTCCCGCCTTGCGGCGGATCCGCCATCCGAGCCAACACGCGTTGTCGTAGCGCCTCGAGACTCTCGACGTCGACGCCGCCGGTAATACCGCCGACCGCGACGACGGCGTCGGAATCAATCCCGGCCAGCGGAACCGACAGCACCAGCGGTGAGCCCGCGACGGCGTCGCCTATTGTGCCAGGCTCGACCGCCTCGACGATCACGACACCGACACCGGCCGCGATGGTCGCGCCGGTCGTCACGACGTACTCGATCCCGTCATTTCGAACGAGGCCGTCGCCGGCCGCGATGGTCGACCCGTCGACGCCGGAGACGTCCACCGATCCCACCGATCGCGCCGGCGTTACGTCCGCCAGGCCGAACATCGCTTGCCAACGGGCCACGCCCGCCGCGCTGGCGCAATCCGGGAGCGTCTCCCGGGCTACCTCTCCGCCGAACGCGTAGACGAGCCAGGCGGCCCCACTAACCCCCAACGACAACGCGTTGAGCGCCGTCCGGCGTAACTGAGAATCGGCGCCGGGGATCGCGCTGTCGATGTCGGCTTGAACGCGATCAACGATCGCGTTCAATGTCGGGATCGTAAATCCGGTGTCAGCCATAGGTTAGCGCGCTCCATAGATCATCGAACCGCAAAATAACAGGATCCGCGGTCCGATCCCGAACGAGTACGATCTCGGCCGCGATCCCGTCGGGGCGCCCTTCCGGCGTCGTCGTTCGCGTCGTCGTCACCTCGAACGACGTGACAACACCATCGGCCAACAGCCACGCCAGCGCCTCACGGATATACCCGTCGGCGATCTCCGGCGTCGCGACCGTCACCGCGTCGAGGCGCCTAGCCTCGCCGCTCGCCAGCTTCGCGCGATCCAACAACCACAGACGAGATCCCCACTGATCGCCCTCGTTGCGCGGATAACTGTCGCCCCACCAACCGCGGCGATCGGTCTCATCGGTCGGGAGCTCGTATGTTTCGACGCGGCGATCGGTGTACAACGACAACAAAACAACGGCTAACAGGCCGTCGGAGCTATCTCCCGACCATTCGGCGCCGGGCGGAAACACCGACGCGCCGGCGGCATAACCGCCGAAAAACTCGAACGAGCGGATCCGGCTCGGTGGCGTTAACGGCGTCGACATGGGCGGATCCTATCGCTAATCGACCGCAACAACAACGCCGGAGCCCGCCGAGATCGCGCCGGCGGCCGTCGTCGGCGCGGTCGGTACGGTCACCGGAGCGCCGGCGCTCAACGCCGTGATCGCCGCAACGACGGCCGCGAAAAACGCGAACAGAGCCGGATCGGTGCTCCCGTCGAGTGTGACCGGATCGGTAACCCGCGCGACGCCTAACACCGCGCCCGTACCGAGCCGGATTTGTGGGCCGTCGATCTCGACACCATCGCGGCGTAGCGCGACGAAATGTCCGTCAACATCCCACAGCGCGACGTCTCCGGCGCTAGGCAATTTCGGGCGAGCGTCGCGCTTGGCCGTCGCGATGATGATCTGGTGATCCCCGGACGCGCCGATCCGAATCAACACCGCCTCCGATCCCAACGGCGGCGACGAGCTCAGGCCGTATTGCTGGAACAATTCGACGCGATCTTGGACCTCGCCGCTCAACACGTCGATCTGAACCTCGCCTTGTTTTGGCGCGTCGGAATACCGGCGCACAACGGCGCGGCGGATCGCGTTGTTTAGCCGCTGGTGTAGCGGGCGCAAACCCCTGGAAACGGCCTCCTCAGAGTCGGTATAGAGCGTCATCCGATCGGCCTCCAAGCGCCGATCCCGCGGCGCGGGTTGTCGGGGAGCGCGGTATAATATCCCGTCTCCGGCGCCAGCGTTAGATCTGCGACCTGCTCTTGGTTGGACAGCGACAACGCCACGTTGAGCAACAACAAATCCGAATCGACACGAAGGAAGGGATCGATCAATCGGATCAACGTCCCGGGCTCGTATAGTTGATCCTGATCGTCATACCACCCGCGGACCCGCACATTGATCAACGTCGAGCGTCCCCAGCGTTGCGCCGCCTCCCATTGCGCGCGGGCCAGCGCGCGGCGTCTGTTAGCGCCGCTATCGGTAGACAGCACCAACACACGCGGGCGGCCGCCGAACGCCGCCGCGTCGGACGCTAACGCCTCGATCCCCGTGACCGCGGCGCCGAAATCTTGATCGTCGCCAGACGTCTGGCTCTTTATGCGGTACTCGTTAAAAACCTTGGACAAATCAAACGATCCCTGAGCGCTCAATATGTTTCGGCCGCGCTCGAGCTCGGTGCCAATCGCCAACGGGAACGATCCGGGAGCGCCAAGGCGCAACACCAACGCGCCCGCGGCGTCGTCGTAGATCAACAACGACCGCAACCGCGCGGCCCGCTCGATAGCCTCGAAAACGGTTTCGCCGGCCTCGGCGACAAACCGCGCGACGGGCTCCCCGGTGTCCATCCCAGGCGGGAGATCTACCCGTACGGCGACGCCATACGGCGCGCACAACTTCGCGGCGATTTGTTCGATCCGTAGATCGTTGAACCTCCGCGGACCTATCACTGAGCAGTCCACGATCTGGCCCGTGCTACTCCGGCCCGAAACGCCGATCGACGCGGTGTTGGCTTCGTAACTAGGCGCGATCGCGTCGACGTAGCCCGTAACGACGGGCGTCCCGTCGATCTGTAGATCGAACGCGTCGCCCGGATGGAAATTGACCGGCGACGCGCCCGGCGGCGCGCCGGTCTGCGTCGCAGTGAACACAAACGAGCGGGCCGCCGTCTCGATACCGTACGATATATTAACGTCGGTCCAATCGCGATACGTTGCGCCGTCGACGCGTAGCGATACGACACCGGGCGGACTCATTCGGTTAACACCGTGTATTGACCCGGCGCCACAAATCCGCCGTGGACAATCCCGTTGCGCGTCATGATCTCCGAGGCGCGGCCGGCGTCGCCGTATAGCGTCCAGGCCAGCTGTAACGCGGTCGTCGTCGTCCTAACCTCGACCGTCCGCAAACGCGCCAGCGACGACGCCTTGTTCGTTAGATCGGCGGCCGTCGCGGTCCGCGTATCTACCAGCGCCTCATATTCGGCCAGCGTGACAACCAACCCCTCGTCGAGTCGGATCCGATCGTCTATCAGATCACGCAACGCGATCGCGTCGTCATACACACCGAACGAGGCCGCGATGGCCTGGCCTGCTAACTCGACCAGCGCCACCCGTTGGACGAGGTCAACCAACGCGTCGGCGTTGATCGCTATCTGCGCCTCACTGGGATCGCTCGGCGGTGTGACGTCGAACGTTAACGACGCCGGCCGGTTTGCCGTGAGCGCGCGCAACGCGCCGAGATCTCCAATAGACACGATCACCGCGACGAGATCCGCCGCGAGATCCGCCGGCGCCTGGATCAGCGCAAGAGCGTCCGTCTCGATCGCGTCCAACCCGTTACCGACCGCGTCGACGTCAGAGATCGCGCCGGCGATCGGGCTCACTAGCGCCGACCGGATCGCGGCCACCCGCCCCGACAAATCGACCAGCGCCCGATCCGACACCGTCCCCGGTTGTTGCTGCACACCGAAGCGCTCGACAAAGTGCGCGGCGGCCGCCTTTTTTGTCGCCGCCGAGGCCGTCGCGACAGCGTCGTCGGCGCCCACAAAAATTGTCAAACCCGTGAGACCGGGATCTTCAACGAACGACAGCGTGAACGACGCCAGCCCTTGATCTGCAAGCGTCTCGGTCTCGGTGTACGATCGGCACAACGCGCGGATCGATCCCCACCGGGGATGGACGAGCTCGCCCACGCCGGCCTCGAGCGCGGTGATTAGTTGTTGGGCCTGATCGTGATAGTCGGATCCAATCACGAACGCCTCGAGCTCGAAGCGGTTAATCGTCCGGCCTAGATCCTGGGGACTAGGGAGATCCCGTTGTGGATACTCGTGATCCGCGCCGCGCTTGCCGCCGGTCCGACTATGGCCGCGCACGCGGAACGGGACGCCTCGAAAACTGGCGGGCAACAAATCGAGCAACCATGATGGATCGGCCATTAACCCGCCCCCGCCTTACGTTTGCCCACCGGCGCCGTCTTGATCGGAACCGCCGGGTTAACAGCCTTCGCCTTGGTCTCCGTCTTTGTCAGCTCCCCGGGCCCCTTGATCGTGATCTCGTGCTTCGACTCGATCACGCCACCTACCGCGCCGGCGGTTAGTCCGCCTAGCTTAGCCGTAGCCGGAGATCTGGCCGCTTGCCGGCCTACGTCGTGGCGCGCCTTGCGCTTTTCCGCCTCGGCCATCAGCGTCAGCGGATCCATTAGCGAAAACGCCCTCGATCCGGCCATCTCACGCATGCCTGAAACCGATCGCTCCACGGCGCGTTGCCGTCCGCCGAACATGCCCGGAGCGATCCCGGCCAACACGTCCATGCCGAGCCCCTCCGATTGACCGCTCTCGCTTATGTCTTCGACTTGTAAGCGTTTCTCGACTTTCTGCACGCCTTCGTCGGCCCAAAAGTCTTGGATCGCCGATCCCCATTTGCTTATCAGGTTGATCCCGTTCGCGATCGCCGTCGCGACCTTGCCCAGCGCGGACACAACGTTCCCCATCGCGGTGCCCGCGTCCGTCGCGAATTGTTGCCAGTTGATCTTCTCGAGCTTCTGCCCGCCTGTCAGCGCCTCGGCAAACCCGGTTGCAAACCCTTTAGCCCCCTTGCGAATATCTGCCCCGGCGTTGCGAACCCGATCGGGGATCGAATCCATTTTGTCGAGCCCCAAACCCTCAGCGATGCCTCCGCCTAGCTCGGTGACCAACAACGAAAACCCCGTCTTCATTTGTTGGATCCGAAAACCCGTGCGCTTTTCCAGGTTTTCGAAATTTTGATCGGCCTCGTTCGTGGTGTTCTTAAGCGCTCCAAGTGCCTTTTCCATGTCACCGAATCCGCCCTTAGCGATACGCGTGACTCCCGCGATAGCCTCGGCGCGCCCGAACATCTTTACGATGGCACCAGGGTCGCGCCTGGCAACGTCGCCGATCTTCTCCATCAAACCGACAAGGCCTCCGGCCTGTTTAACCGCCTCGGGCCCGATCGGGATCTTGAACTTCTTAAGCGCTTTACGCGCGCTTGTAGTCGGTTTGACGATCCCCGAAATCACCGCGCGTAGTTGTGTGAACGCCGCGTTAGTTGTTACCCCTTCTTTGGTGATGCTGGTCATCGGGGCCAAGATCTCTTCGAAACTCAGCCCCATGGATTTCGCGAACCCGGCAACCTGGCCCATGCTAGAAGCGATCTGCCCGAAATCCGTCTTGCCGAGCGCCTCGGCCACAAAAAGCTTGTTGGCGGCTTGCGCCGCCGTTAGGCCTTCTTTCCCGAACACGTTGAGCGCCGACGTTAGCGCGTCCACGACGATCGCGGGCTCCGCAAAACCCGCCTTTGCAGCCTTCAGCGCTACCGGTAGGAATGTCTCGAGCTCTTTTTTGGTCGTACCAACGCCGCCACTAAACGCCATATACGCGGCGCGCGCCGTCTCGATCGGATCCGTCGCGAACTGGATCGACATATCCCGCAACGTCCGCTCGTATTCCCTAACGGGATCGACACCATCCCCGATCACATTCCCGAGGCGCGCGACCTCGAGCTCGAATTTTCCGAACCGATCGACCGCCAGCGCAGCGATACCTGCCGTCGCGCCGGTCGCTTTCGCAAGCGTCCCCATGGTGTCCACGGTCCGACGGCCGGCGCGGCCGGTAGCCTCGAACGACCGGCCCAACGCGACGCCGCCGCGCATCAGTCCCCGGCGAGCGCGTAACCCCATACGCTCAATCCGACTAAACGATCGACCCGCTTGCCGCTCGGCCCGCTTGAGCGCCACCGACCACGGGCGCGATAGTTGATCCTCACCGCGTAGAATCGCGCGCAAAAGCAGCGATTTCTTAGCCATGGATCAGACCTCCGATCGCGACAACCCCAGCAACCGGGGCGCGTGATCTATGATTGCGACCGCCCGACGATACCACCGATCCAAGCCCAACGCATCGATCGCGGCGCAATCGGCCAAACCGAGGCCGAACACGCGCGCGATGAGCGTCAGTCTCCACTCCCAGTCACCGGGCCACGCGCCAAAAAACGGTTTAGCGCGTCCTCGCATTTCGCGTAATCCCAGGCGTCCAGCGTACGCAACGACGGGACCGGGATCTTCGTCAACCGGTGGATCAGAAATAGCGATCCCTTGACCCCGGTGTGTCCGAGATCTTGCAACCATTCGAGATCCCCCGCCGTTGGGCGTTGGAGGAACTCGACGGCGCTAATAGACTCCCCCCAGGCGTTGATCGGGACGTCTAGCGAGACGGCCGCGATCGGCTCGTCGTGGTGTTCGGGTCGTGCCATTGACCGATCCTATTCAGTGTGTGTGTGTGCCGTCCGCTAAACCGCTATGACGCGGCCGCGCGGACCTTCGAGACGTAGCGTAAAAGTACCCTCGGCCGCGTCGGGCTCAATCATCCCAACCTGGACGGCTTCATAAAGCACGACCTGCTTGCCGTTATACATGTCGAGCTGCGCGGTGCCGACGGCCGCACCCTGCAACGACTCGAGATCGATCCCGGGGCCGTCGAACACGGCGACCTCGATAAACGGTTGAGAAGGCTCACGTTTATGGCCCGCCGGGCCGGTAAGGCCCTGGACACTCGTCCGGACGAATCGTTGCGTCGAAAACGACGCAGATCCTTCCAGTGTGAACGCTTGTCCGTTGAAGATAAACGACAAAACACCGCCGCGACTATCGGACATGATCTAACCCCTAAAGCGCGGTCGCCGGATATTGGAGGCGGAACCGGTTTTGCACCGCGAAGACGCGTAGTTGATTGATAAGATCCGGCTCAACGAGACAGTCGACCCGGTTCGGATCGGTCGGCGACCGCTGGACGATGAGCGACGAAGCAAAAGCGGCCTCATTTTCCACCCAGCCCAGGCCGACCATCGCCGAGTATTCGGCGATCAGAGACCCCTTTAGCAGGTTCGGGGTGACGATCGCTTGGCCCTCGGCGATCGGTGTGTCGTTGTCCGCCAATTTGTAGCGCGGATACGACGAGACGATCATGGACTCGATCCGCCGATTGAACCGCATCAGCGTGTATAGCGTGTTGGCGTCGAGGAATGCGTCGTTAGCCGCCCCGAACGCGTCCGTTTGGTACGTCGAGATCAGCCGCTCGATCCGGACGACGCCATCGGCGCCACTGTAGGTCGTCGCCACGCCGTCAAAAAGCAGGGTATTCCGCTGGCCTTGGGTGAATTTAGCGGATCGCGCCGGTGGTAGGATCCCAACGAGATCCAACGTCTGGACCGGCCGCGCCGGATCGGTCGCCAGCGATTGGCCGGCGCGGCCCATGACGGCCCCGGTAACCTGCCAGGGAGCCGCGGCGACCGGATCGAGACCGATCACCGTCACATGCTCATCATTGATCGACGCAATACTACCAAGCGCCGCGACGCTATCGGTTGCCGCGGTGTAGGCGTGGCCGTAGATCCTACGATTCCAGGCCCAACGGCCGGTAGCGGCGTCCAGTAGCGCGCCGATCTCGCTCAGACTCGTTGCATCGCGATACGGGATCCCGATCGAATCGTAGAGCCCGTCACCCAGGATGGCGGCGACGCCCGAAAGCGCCGGGTTGACGGTCCCCGGAACCGACGCGATCGCAATGTCCGTCACACCGGCCGGGAACGACTCCCCGGCCCTGTAGTTGAATCTCACGTCGCTATAGCTCGCGAACGCGCCCGCGTGCTTCGCTGTCAGAGTCACGACACCCAACGCCGCCACCGCCGTTACCGGCATGTCGTCGGCCGCGGTGATCGCTGCGGCGATTGCTGCGGCGATCACCGTCTCGGAGTCGCCGCTGGTGACGGATGCGACGACGCGCCGGCCGTCTATATACAGGTACACCGCGCCGTCGGCCGTCGCCGTCGTCACTAGCGGCGCGATCGTTAGTGTCCACGTCGCGGCCGTCGCGGCCCCGTCGTCGTCGAGCGGTAGACACCAGAGCTCCGAAAACGCGTCGTTTCGCCGGTACGCCTCGACCATGTCGAACAATACCGAGCCCTCGCCGAACAACCCGCGCGCCTGGCCGGCGCTGTCAACGAGTACCGGGACGCCCGCGGCCGCGGTACCTGCGGCCAGCTTGTTGCCGATGATCAACGACGGACCGACCTCCGACGACGGCGTCGCGGCCGCGGTCGGATCGACCTCGAGGAAAAACAACGGCGTTCGCAACGTGCCGCCCGCCGGAATGCTGTTAAAAGTCACCATGTTTTAGGCCTCCGGCGCCTTTTTGGCCGTCGTTTTCTTGGCCGTTTTCTTGGCCGTTTTCTTGGCCGGCTCTTTGGCCGGCGGTAACTCGACGTCGCCCGACTCGAGCGCGCGGATCCATTCGATCGACAACGGAACCCAGGCGCCGCCGTCCGGCAAGAACGCGCGCGGGTTATGGTGGAGCCGCACACGTAGACCGGCCGCCGGCTTGACGAACATTCGGCGGCGTTTGCGATCTATCATGCGGGCGGACCTCCTAGCAGCGACGCTACCATAACGCCCCCCGCGCTGTCATTGTTGGCGCCGCTACACAAGGCGAAGCCCTTCGGTGAATTGCACACCCTCGACGGTAAGCGACCAGAGCGCCACGTCTTGCGACGGCGTCCCGCCCGCGTCCATCTCGATCGCTAGCACTAGGCTGTCTCCAGGGTAGTAGTCCGCGATCGAAAACGGCCCGAACGTTAGCCGCAACGGTAGATTGTTGACCGTCCCGACGGGCGGGTTTAGCAGCTGCGTCTCCGCCGCCTTGCTGTTGTAGGCCTCGGCGTCGGCTATCAGGCGCGCGATCGGTACGATGCCGCCGGCGGGGTCTGCGACTAATACGCCCTGTGTCCGCAGACGTAACAGGCTGAGTATGAGATCGGGCGCGACCGTCGACGGGCTGCCAATGATCGAATAGGTCAGCGTAAAATACAGCGGAAACGCCGTGTTAAGTCCTGGCGGGATCTGGGCCTGCCAGCTGGCCGCGTCCCCGTTACCGTTGAGCAAACCCTTTTTAATCTTGTGATTCCAGCCGGTTGGCTGCCCACCCGTGCCGACCGCTATCTGGGCGTCGGCGGCTCCTGCGACCTCGGCCCAAACGTTACCGACGCCGAATATTTGAGCACGCCACTGAGCGAGCCCGCGCCGGCTCTGTTGTCCTTGTCGGTTCGTCGCGCTCGCCGATTCGTGGAGCCTCACGCGCTCCCACGTCGGCGCCGTCGTTAGCGGCGCCGTCACGCGGATCCGCGTCCAGTAGGCCGCGAGCCCGTCGATCGTCGTCGTGGCCCATGGAGTCGCGCCGCTGATCCCGTAGTGGAGATCCTCGAGCGACCCGGCGCGCAGAAATAGCGCGCTCGCGTAAAGGTGCTGCTCGTCGACGCTGGCCGCCATCGTGTCGGCCGCGGCCCAGGTGGCGCCGTCCCAATACTCGACGACATAGGCGCCGCCGACACCGGCGCCCACTTGATCGAGCAACAGTCCCCAGTGACGAAACGGATTGCTTGCCGCGTCCAATCTAGCGCTCGCGAAATAGATCGCATGTCCGGCGGCGAGGCCCTGGAAACTAAACACCGAGGCCGACCGCGACGCCGCCGCCGCCGTGACATC